GTTTCTGGCAACGATGTTCGTCTTCGTGTCACTACCGCTAACAACAACTCAACAGTTGCTGCTATCGGAACGCTTTTAAAGTAATAAAATAAATAAAAAGAGGGAGTGGTAATCTTGGCAACAGTCAACAAGGACTTCAAGGTTAAAAATGGACTTATCGTCGCAAGTGGCGGTGAGTTTGGCGGGACGGTAGTTGTAGCAGATCCTACACTATCAACCCATGCTGCTACTAAAGCATATGTAGATTCAGTAGTAGGCAGTATGACAACTGGGGCTACCGCTCCCTCTACACCAGATAATGGTGATTTATGGTTTGACACATTAACATCAAGAGTTAATGTTTATTATTCTGGATCATGGATTACTCTTGCAGCAATTGATGATACATTAAATCTTCCACAGCATATTCACGATACTGCTATCGATGGAACTGGTTTTATAGTGTCTCAGTTTGTAAGCGGAGGTAGTTTTAATGACCCACAGGGTTCTCCAGTAGATGGGGGATCCTACAATACCAACTCGTGGACAGTAGTCTATGACGGCGGTAGCGCAGTAGATAACTTCAATTAAAAACTGATGTTATAATAAGCACAGAAATAAAATGGTAGAAATACCACAAGGAGAGATAAATGGCAACAAGAATGCAACAGCGCAGAGGAACCGCAGCACAGTGGTCTGGCGCAAACCCAATTTTGGCAGCAGGTGAAATCGGTTTTGAAACCGACACAAGTAAATTTAAAATAGGTAACGGATCATCTACATGGTCTGCCCTAAACTATTATGTGGACGCAAATGCGATCCTTGACGGTGCACCAGGTGTACTAGATACTCTAAACGAACTTGCAGCAGCCTTGGGTGACGATCCAGAATTTATCACTACTGTTGCAACAAATCTCTCAACTCACGCAGCAGATACCTCAGATGTGCACGGTATCGCAAATACAGCAAACTTAGCAACACTTAATGATCTATCCGAGGCAATATCTAACGCAGAAGTTGATCAATCAACTCTTGCTGGCGTTGGACTTGATTGGAATGCAGGTACAGAACAGTTTGATATTGATGATACTGTTGTTACTCTTACAGGTACACAGTCATTAACCAATAAAACATTAAATGCAGCAGATCTTGGTTCAAGTTCAATAGCAACTACTCAAGATGGTGCTGATTCATCAACAAAAATTGCCACGACTGCATTCGTACAACAAAGAGTTTCTGCAGTTGTTGCAGGAGCACCAGAATTATTAAATACATTAAACGAACTTTCTATTGCAATTGCCAACGATCAAAATTTTTCAGCAACTATAACTGAATTAGTTGGACAAAAACTTGTTAAGGCTGGCGACACAATGACAGGATTTTTAACCTTGTCAGGTGCTCCAGTAAGTGACTTACACGCTGCCACAAAGTTGTATGTAGATACTAAGTCTAGTACAGAAGCAACTGGTGCCGTCAGCGCTCACACAATATCATCTACTAACGTACATGGTATCGCTGATGTGGGAGAACTTGCAACAAAGTCTTATGCAGACAACGCTGCTACTACAGCAGCAACTGGTGCCATAAGCGATCACACAGTATTATCTACTAACGTACATGGTATCGCTAATGTGGAAGAACTTGCAACAAAGGCTTATGCAGATAGTTCATCGACTGCAGCAGCAACATCAGCAACAGAAACCCATAGATTAGATACAACAAACGTACATGGAATTGTTGATACAGCAAACGTTGTTCTTACAGACGATGCTCGTTTGTCAGATACAAGAACACCAACCGATAATACAGTGTCAACAGACAAGATTGTTAATTCTTCAGTAACTGCAGTAAAACTTGCTGGAGATTCTGTGACAACTGCAAAGATTGAAGATGGTGCAGTGACCTCTGCTAAGATTGCAGATGGAGCAATTGTAAATGCTGATATTAATGATTCAGCAGCAATTGCATGGACTAAACTTGCTTCTTCTTCAACTATTTCTGAAACAGAACTTGGATATCTTGATGGGGTATCATCTAACATTCAGACTCAGTTTACTGGAGTAACTGCTGCAATTGCAACAGCAAAGGCTGAGGCTATCGCAGATGCGACATCACAAGTAAATGCAATTCTTGCAAGTGCTCCAGCAGCACTCGACACACTTGATGAACTTGCTGCAGCCCTTGGAGATGATGCAAACTTTGCATCTTCTGTAACAACAAGCCTTGAACTAAAGGTTGATTCAATAACCCCAATTGTTCAAAAGACAGCATCATACACAATGTCATCACTAACTGAAAGAGATGATTTAATTGAAATGAACTCTTCCTCAGCACTTACGCTGACAATTCCAACAAATGCATCAGTTGCCTTCCCAGTTGGAACATCTTTTGATGTTCTTCAAACTGGCTCAGGACAAGTAACAATTGCTGGAGCATCAGGAGTTACTGTTAACGCAACACCAGGTCTAAAGTTAAGAACTCAATATTCTTCTGCAACTTGTTTCAAGAGAGCAGAAAATCTATGGGTTGTTTACGGCGACTTGACAGCGTAGTAAAAATTTAATAGAAACTAGGAGATAGAATGGCAAAGAAACGAGTAGGTAGAAAGTCTCAGGCATCAAATGACTTTTTGGAGCCATTAACGCCGACGATTACTAGCGCTACAAACGTAGGATCAGGTCGTGCATTTAATGATGGAGCAGTAACTGTTGCATTTTCTTTACCTGCGTTATCTCCAAATGCAACATCTTTTACAGTAACAGCAAGCACTGGTCAGACAGCATCTGGAGCATCATCTCCAATTACTGTAACTGGAATTGCTTCAGCAGCAACGCCCACATTTACAGTAACAGCAACTAACGCAGCAGGAACCTCTGCTGCTTCTGCTGCATCTTCTGCAGTGACAGTATCAACTGTTCCTGGTGTTCCAACAAGCGTTTCTGCATCTGCATTATCAGCAAACACAAATAGAATATCCTGGACACCAGGCGCTAATGGTGGTTCCGCACTAAGTTCATATACAATTACTGGTTCTGATGGATCTAATTACACAGGTATTTCTGGTTCTGCTTCAAGTTATGATGCCGATGACCCAGGACAAAATCCAGGATCACAGACATATACAATTGTTGCTATAAATGCTAATGGTTCTTCTACTAGCGCTACAACTAACAACGTTAATACCACTCCGCCATTTTTCCCATTCTTTCCACCGTTCTTTCCATTCTTTCCGTTTTTCCCATTCTTCCCCCCATTTTTCCCATTCTTCCCATTCTTCCCATTCTTTCCACCATTCTTCCCGTTCTTCCCATTCTTCCCGTTCTTCCCACCATTCTTCCCATTCTTCCCATTCTTCCCGTTCTTCCCACCATTCTTCCCATTCTTCCCATTCTTCCCGTTCTTCCCACCTTCTTTCGGTCCGTCCTTCCCATTCTTCCCACCTAGTTTCCCACCAGCAGGAGGATGCTACTGTGGATATTGCTGGAGATGTGGTACATGTTGTCCAGGAAGATCATGTCACTGTTAAAATTAGTGAGGGTGTATGAAAATATGCCCTCATTAAACAACATATGCTATAATAATAAAAGTACTAAAGGAGATTATTTATGTATGCAGTAGTAGTTGGAGGTAATGGAATATATGATGTTATTTCATTATTCAATCACATAAGAGAAGACGTCGTAAATAATTTAGATACGGCATACGCAACTGGTTTGCCTATTACATCAATAGATGCAAGTGCACACAAGCAATCAGCATTATATGGAGCAACCTTTGATGGTTCTGCATTTTCTGGTGGAGTCAGTGGTCCAAACTTACTAAAGGCAACACAAGAAGAATTAGATTCTTTTAATTTATATGCATTTTTATCTGATAGTGTTGTTGTTGCAAGAATTGCGGTGCCTGTAGATAGTCCAAAAGCAGAAATGTTCAGTGCAGCAAATGCTACAGGAATGTCTTTAATTAAAGTTCCTGAAGATCAGGCTGTTTATGTAGGACAATCATACAACTGGGATGGTACTTCTTTTAGTTCAGTAGAATAATTTTAACTTTGAAAGGTTAGTCATATGGAAGTTTATGATGAAAACCAGAATCCCTGGTTTACAAAAGATCGCTCAGAAACTGCATCAAACAGATATCCTACAAAAACTTTACCAAACGGTATTGTTGTAGAAAATCCAGGACTTGGACTAAATATTTATAGAAACGTGTTTAATAAGGACGATGCCGACAGATATATTCAAATACTTGAATCAAATTTAAATGGAAATTTATTTAAGCAGGATGGCACCCAAAGATATAGATGGTCTGAGGCACAAGTAACAAACTCAACAACTCCAATCAAAAGAGCAAGAGATGCTGTAGATTTTAAATATAAACAAGAAAATCTTGGACCACGAGATGCATCTAATGCTGAACTTATTGATTTGCATGAAGAGATTTATCAAAAATTAAAATTTTGCATAGATGATTATGCACGTTATTGGGGAATTAATGTTGTCTATTATGAAGCCTTTAATTTTGTAAAATATGAAGGTGAAGGCAAACACTTTAATATACACGCAGATCACGGTCCTGCTTACAATGCAACTGTATCTGCTGTTATATACATCAATGATGATTATGAGGGCGGAGAAATACAATTTCCAAGACTAGACGGCTACACTCTTATTCCAAAAGTTGGAGATATTGCCGTTTTCCCATCTAACTACATTTATGAGCATGCATCTCTTCCAATGAAGAGCGGTACAAAGTATTGTGTCGTAATCATGACTGATATTAATGAGTTAGGTCATAAAGATGGGCGATGAGTACAATAAATTATTTTTTAAAACATATCGACCATGGTTAACAAAAGATAGTAAATCCGCTCCAACTCCTACGCAAAAAGAAATACCAGATTGGTATAAAGATGCAGATAGATTTGCAAAAATGTCAAATGGAGAATATTACAGAGCACCAAAAGAGGTTTGTCCATTTCCAAAACCTGGAACCACCGATGATTACGGAATGATTCCAACATGGAAAGCATGTCCAGCAATTTTAGATGCTTTTATAACAGGCTATGTTTTTAAAACTCCATGTGATCTTGTGTTTACTAAAAACAGTCACAATTCGTTAGATCTTAAAATAGATAACGTAATGTATAAAGATTTTTGTGTATCTAGGCCACCAATGCCTCAGTTTAAACATCCTCAAGGATATTATAAAGATCATTTTGCCTGGATGCCAGACTGGGGAGTGAGACTGCCCGAAGGATATAGTGCATTATTTATGACACCAATGAATAGGTTCGATCTACCCTTTATGAATACTACTGGCGTGGTTGACTCAGACAAGGTTGAATTGCTTGGCAGTTTTCCATTTTTTATTATTGATGGGTGGGAAGGAACTATCCCAGCGGGAACGCCATATTTACAAATTCTTCCATTTAAAAGAGAAAATTGGGAGCATGAACTTGATATTTTAGATTCATCAACAGTATATGCTAAAATAGTAGATAACGCAAATATTTATCGTCAGCCAGATGGCGGGGTATATAAAGATAAAGTTTGGACAAGAAGAGAATATAAGTAAAAGGAGATACTATGTCAACTTGGACAGAAAAAGAAAACCTTGGAAATGGAATAACTTGTTATAGAGGTGTCATTAAAAAAGAATTTGATGTAATTAACAGACTAGAGAGTACTCTTGGTTCTGTTGCTGGATATGGAGAGTTATCTTCAGAGGGTAAAAGGTACCACTGGATGCCAGCATATGTTGGATATCAGCAGTTGATGCCAGACTATAGGGACTGTGTTGATTTTAAATTTAAAAAGACCGACATTGAGCCAGACAAAAGCGAGGACTCCCTAAAACTACAGGCACTGTGGCAAGACGTTTATGATGCTCAGGCAGTTGCTGTTGAAGATTATAGAAGAGATTATAACATTATGCCTTTGAAATATTGGGAGGCATTTAATTTTATAAAGTATGGTTCAGGTCAGCACTTTAAAGAACACCATGATCATGGATACTCCTATAATTGCACAGTTTCATTGGTTGCCTATGTTAATGATGATTATGATGGCGGAGAGTTATTTTTTAGATTGCAAAATTTAAATATTAAGCCAAAGGCTGGCGATCTATATGTTTTCCCATCAAACTATATGTATCCACATCAAGCAATGCCAGTGCATTCTGGAACTAAGTATTCTATTGTTACAATGCTTGATTATAGCAAAAAGTATCATACCCCAGACATGTATGATCCAAAATGGGAAAAGGAATAATGTTTAATATATCTGTAGAAAAAATGCAGGGCGGTATTTTTAAAATTGAGCCAATGTCTATTAAAAGAGATTGGATGGATTTAACATCAGAGAAACATGCATATAGATGTTTTCCAGTAACTCAAGCCAACGTAGTTGGTTGGAATATTTCTTGTATTGAAGATATAGTTTTTACCTGGGATGGAGTTAATGATCAAACAGATCAACATGTTAAGATTACTGGTCCAGAAGGCTCGTATTCTGGCAGAGGTCAGTCATCTATAAGTTTAAACACTGGATTAGTTTTTAGAACAGATCCAGATATAAGCATTTTAACTATTAATCCAGTTAATTATTTTAATGATGATTTTGAAACAATGTCTAATTTAATAAGCACATCTTTTTATGATAATCCATTACCTTTAGCACTTAAGGCAAAAAAAGCAAATCAAGAAACTATTATAAAGGCTAAAACACCAATTGCAACAATTATTCCTATTTCTTTAACTAGCCTTAATAATACAACTATTGAGATTGTAGCCTACAGTGACCCAGATCGAAAGAGAGAACGAGCCAACATAAACTATGGTAATGCAGCACAAGTTATAAATTCATCTGGTGAGTGGACAGATTGGTATCGTGAGGGAATAGATGAAAAAGGTAACTTGATAGGATCTCATGAAGTTAAAACATTAAAGTTAGATGTAGTAGATAGGTCAAATTTATAATGAGCGATCATTTAAAATCAAACCATACAGACATAGTAAATGAATATATTGCTAATGCAAAAGCACAAAAGGTAAATCATTATATTGTTACTGTATCTAGAGACGGAGAATTTCCTGTGCGATCTATTATTTCTTATGATAATGTTGTTGATGCAGTATCAGGATATGAAATGTATCAGGATGCTGGATTTGCAAAATCTTATCTTACCGTATCTTTGTATGAGCCATCAGGAAAGGTAAATACAAAAGTATTAAAAAGAAATCAGGCTGGTGATCCATCTTTTGTAAGGCAAAATTATATAGATGTTACCAATGCATTGTTACAAATTAAAAACAAATTATCTGAAAAAGATTTTGAGACTTTGTGCACCAACATAGGTACATCTTTTGGCAAGGATAATTGGAGATTTAATATTGAACGGTTTTTTGATAATTTAGGGATAGGATCAACCATACAGGGATAATGTATCCTATGGTATAATTTAAATATGAATCCACAAGAAGCCATAACCGTAGTAAGAAAACCGTCACTTACCCCTTCAGGATTTTTTGGAAGTGGCTCAGAAAATATAGTTGAATTAGAAAATTTTATGACATTAGAAGAAGTTGATTTTTTAGATAAGGCAGCAAGAAATATAACTATATGGGATGTTACCGAAAGCCATAAAAATGAAAACGGTACTGTAATTTATGATGCAGAATATTGGAAGGATAGGGTTGCAAGCGCACCGTCTCTTAACCAAAATGATCCATATATTGTTCCAGTTATAGTTCGTTTATTTAATAGACTGCAGCCAGTAATTGAAAAATTTTTTAGTGTAAAAGTTAAATCAACAGGACAGAGTATAGTAAAGTGGAACCCAGGACAATTCCAAATGCCTCATGCAGACAAAGAATTACACTCAGGTCCAGATGCTGGAACGTCTAATGATTTTCCAAATTATGATATATCAAGTTTATTTTATATCAATGATGATTATGAAGGTGGAGAGTTATACTTTCCAAATCAAGGTATACAGTTTAAACCAAAGCGTGGCTCTGCATATTTTTTCCCAGGAGACATGAACTATGTTCACGGAGTTACTAAAATTAAAAGTGGACTACGATATACTTGTCCATTTTTTTGGGAAATTTTAGAACATACTGGAGAAGTTAAACCAGACTTTAGTACAAAATATCATAGAATTTTTCCTGACGATAAGTCAATAAGTGCTTGGGATCCAGACAATGGGATTAGGAGTTAGCAAATGAACCTAGAAAATAAAAATAGATTAACAAAAGATATAGTTGTTTATGAAAATTTTATTAATGCTGATACTGCTGCAAAACTTGTAAAAGTTTTAGATAAACACGCAGAACTTGGGTTGATTACCTGGATGCCTATATCTTTCTATGAGTCTTATTCTTCAGTCCTGCCACAAGACAATGATGAGCATGTAGAAAATGAAGGATTGCCAAGCGATATATTTTCACAAATAAAGCAAGGAATCATTAATGCTGTTGCAAGCGTTCATGACCTTGATCCTAAGATAATTTCTCAAATTGGGTATCATACTCAGAAATGGGAGCCAGGTGCCTATGCAAGGATTCACTCAGACAACACAGACGAGCATGGAAATTCTGGCGCATTTACTAGAAGCAGATATGCTGCTTTCTTATATTTAAATGATAATTTTGAAGGAGGACTATTACAATTTCCAGAACAAGAATTAAGTATTAAACCAAAGGTCGGTATGCTTGCTGCATTTGATGGGGGATTTAATAATATGCACGAAGTAACACTAATAGAAAGTGGAGTTAGATATACCATTGGTTCGTTCTGGGATGATAGAGAAGAAGATGCATACTCACAAGAGTTAAGAGACGCATGGGCATTAGAAATGAAAGAAACAAGAGCAAAGCAAGAAGTAGAAAGAGCACAATGGCAAGAGTTATTGAAAAAGGGATATAAAATAGATCAAGAAGGTAAACAATATAGGGTGGAACAATAATATGCTATTTCTAGAACAAGAGTTTAAAGATAATGGATTTGAAGCAGAATCAACTTTTGAAGAAGTTCTTCTTGTTCGTAATTTTGCATCTAAAGATGAATTAAGTATGATACTTGATATTATTGAAAAAACACCCAACGATATTTGGTTTGAAGCATACAGAGCAAGTCTTGCTAGATTTTGTTTAGAAAAATTTGGTAGAGATGATGTAGAAAATTTAGTTGCAGAAGGCAAATATGAAATTACTAAAGATTGGGATGATAAAAATCTTGATATTAGTCATAGCCCAGCATCTCGTCAATTGCAAGATAAAATGCATAAATTAATTGCAATAAATCATCCAGACTTAGAGTTAACTGGTTTTGCAACATTGCAAAGAATGCAAGAAGGCGTACAGTTAAAATCTCATACAGATCAACATACTGATCCGTCTATTAGATATGCTGCTATACTATACCTCAATGATGACTATACAGACGGCACTCTATTTTTTAAAAATAAAGATATAGATTTACGTCCAAAGCCAGGAGAACTTCTTGTATTTCCAGGAAACGAAGAATACGAGCATGGAGTAAGGCATGTTGGTCCAGGACCAATAAGATACGTTCTTGTCGGTTTCATAAAAGTTAAAGGCTTTTATGAAAATAATAAATACTAAAGGAGTAATTATGAAGAAAGAAATATTAGAAGAAAAAGTTTACTATTACACAGATGTAATTGCAGATCCATATAAACTGGTTGATGCAATAGAAAAAGATAACCAGGATCCTTGGGGTGAATGGATGGCATGTAGTGGAAAGCATTATGTTTATGGTACAGATAAAAATATCTCCAACTCCGAAGGTGTTGATGAAAAAAATGATTACATATATAAGACATTGCAAAAAGCATTTGATGATGTAGCAAGAGATTATGCAAAATCACAGGGTATAACAGAAGAGCCAAAGTTATTCCCAGTGTATCCAATTAAAAAGTATAGTGCGGGTACATTTATGGGAGCACATTTTGATCAACAGGAGGGCGATGGAAGACTTAAAGTTTCTTTTGTTATGTATCTTAATGATGACTACGAAGGCGGAGAAATATCATTTACCCTAAGAGATCCAAATGGTCCAATTCAAGGTGGGGCTCCAGAATCTGATTTCTCAAAGGCTTTGCCTTCAACATTTAATTTTTATGTAAAGCCAAAAGCAGGAAGCATAATTGTGTTTCCTCCATCACCACCGTATCATCATACAGCGCACTTAGTTAAAAGTGGCTATAAGTATATGATTCCACAACATTGGATTCACTAAACATTCAACCTCAATAATAACATTAGAGTTTTATAAAAATAAAAACTCTGGTATACTTTGACAGTAACGGTTTTCAATTAGGAGAAATACATGTCTGATTTTTTTAGTTTTCGTTTGTCTGAAGAGTTCATAAATGAGTATAAAACAAAAGAACCCCCATTCGGATTTACAGATGCAGGTGGTAATTCATTAGGAGAGATTACATTTATTCGTACCTACTCCCGTATGAAGGAAGACGGAACTAAAGAAAGATGGCATGAGGTTTGTCGTAGAGTAATCGAGGGTATGTATTCGGCTCAAAAGAATCATGCTAAAGAAAACAGGCTACCTTGGAATGATTATAAAGCACAGGCTTCTGCAAAAGAGGCATATCAGCGTTTATTTGAGTTAAAGTGGACACCACCAGGACGAGGCCTATGGTCCTTTGGCACGGCACTTACAATGGAAAAGAAAAATTCAGCAGCATTACAAAATTGCGCTATGGTATCTACAAAAGACATAGATAGAAACGATCCAGGCACATTATTTGGTTGGATTATGGATGCCCTTATGATGGGGGTAGGCGTAGGGTTTGATACTGTCGGGGCAGAAAAACATTTGCCCATTTATGACCCTACAGAACCACCACAGACGTATGAAATCCCAGATACTCGTGAAGGCTGGGTAGAGTCTGTTAGATTGCTCATTAATTCATTTTTAAAGCCTAACATGTATATCCAGGAGTTTAACTATGACCTTATTAGGCCTTTAGGTGCCCCTATTAAAGGTTTTGGAGGCACTGCAAGCGGTCCTGCACCACTCATACAACTTCACAAGCAGATAAAGGCTGTAATCGGCGGTAGAGCAGGAGAAGTCTTTGACTCTCGTGCAATAGTAGATGTAGTTAATCTTATTGGTACCTGTGTGGTATCAGGAAATGTTAGACGATCCGCAACCCTGGCTTTAGGCAGTGCTCAGGATGAAGATTTTATGAATCTTAAAAACGCTGAGATTTTTCCAGAAAGAAATTCGTTTGATTCCGAAAAACCAGGTTGGGCCTGGATGTCTAATAACTCTGTTTCTGCGACGGTAGGTACAAAGTACGAAGACTATATAGATCTAATCGCCAATAACGGAGAACCTGGTTTTATATGGTTAGATGTGGCAAGGGATTACGGGCGTTTGAAAGAACCTGCTGACGGTAAAGATTATCGTGTCATGGGGTTTAACCCTTGTGCCGAACAGCCCTTGGAGTCATACGAACTATGCACTTTGGTTGAGGTACATTTAAATCGTCATGAGTCAAAAGAAGACTTTCTGCGGACATTAAAGTTTGCCTATCTCTATGGCAAGACGGTAACGCTGATACCAACCCACTGGCAACAAACAAATGGAATTATGCAGCGTAATCGTCGTATCGGAACATCTCTTACAGGCATTGCATCCTTCTCAGACGAATTTGGTTTGCCTGTTGTGCGTGAATGGATGGACGAAGGATATGAGACTATTCGTAAATATGATCATTCGTATTCTGAATGGTTGTGCGTTCGTGAGTCCATTAGGGTCACAACTGTTAAACCATCAGGGTCTGTATCAATTCTTTCTGGCGCAACGCCTGGAGTTCACTGGGCACCTGGAGGTAATTATTTTTTGAGAGCAATTCGTTTTGGGAATACCGACCCAATGATTCATTTGTTCAAGGCTGCAGGATATAAGATGGAG